TTGTAAATTTATTTTTTGTTTTGGAACAACAAGTATTCCATTTTCAAAAATAATATGACCTAATGTACATTCTCCTTTTTGTTCATCTACAAACGGAGAGTTTTGATTAGTAGCATACCTTAACTCTTTTTGTTCACCAGTTTCATTATCAAACCATAATAAAGGGTATCTAGAACTATGTTTAGATTGAAGTGTGAATGTAAGAGGTGCGTGAGGTCCTGCTAATTTATAGGATCTATTTTTAATCTCCCATTTAGGGGCTTTAATTTCTTTTGTTTTTGACATGATATAATATAATATAATTAATAAAAAAAATAAAGGTTGGGGTGTCTTTTTGGGCTTTTGCTTTTTGACACCCCTAACACTTTATAATAATCTTAAGCTTGGAACAATACGAAATTGTTAGCAGCTTGAGTAACAAGACATCTTTCAGATAAGAAGTGGACTTCCATTGCATCTAAATCAGAAGTGTAAGCACCTCCAACAGATCCAGTGATCCAGTTTTTATATCTTCTGTCGTCAGCTTGTGAAGCTCTGTATCTTACGTGCAAGAACGGTCTTCTAATGTTTGTACCTAATACTTGGTCATAAACAGTTGAAGTTCCAGCAGGTATCAATACACCATCGATTCCAGGAGTACCAACAGCACCTCTTGTAGAAGCGTCGTTTAAGTATTTCCAGCTAGTTTTGTAGAAGTCATAAGAACCTCTTCTGAAACCAGAGAAACCTAGGTTAAGTGCCATTTGCTCAGAGTTTTCAAATAAACCATAAGCAGTACCACCAGAGTAACCGCTAGAGATTTGAGATAGCATATCGTCAAAACCTAAATCAGTAGCTCTGTTTAAGAAAAGCATGTTTTCTTCAATAGCTCCTTGAGTATCTAAGTTTTTAAGGATTTGATCAAAATCAGAAATACCAGTTCCAGCAGAAAAACCAGACATAATATTACCTCTTCCTTGAATAGCAGCAAATAAACCTTCAGTACCATGAGCGTTTACAGCTGTAAATCCAGGTACACCAGCTTTACCAGCTTGGAACATACCATCAGCAGCAGCACCGTCAACACCGTTGATTGCAGCTTTTTCACCTTCAATCATTGCCATTTCTAAGTAGTCATCAAATCTTAGTCTTGTTTCAGACTCAGACTTTAGATACCATAAGTATCCTGATGTACCATCTTCAGTAGCAACTTCAACCCTACCAATCTGTGCAGTGTCAGAACCAGAAATTTGGTATCTGTCTTTTATAATAATTGGTGTGTTGTGAAATTGTGTGAATTGTGGTTGTGCAGATTTGTTAGGATTACCAACAGTTCCTTTTGCAAATACTGAACCATATACAAATAGTTTGATAGGGTTAACACCTGCAGCACCAACACCTAAAGTACGTAAATTAACTTCTTGAAAAGCTAAACAAGTTACATCAGTAGTAGTACCACCACCAGCTGCTACGTTAGAAACGACAGCTTTGATAGTTACACCTGAGTTAACGTTCATTAAAACAACAGTATCGTTTTCATTGATTACGTTAATAGCTTGATTAGTACCAGTCCAAGGAGCAGCATTATCATTAGTAGGTATAGTTACAACACCTGCATCAGCAGCAGTATCGTCATCTATATAACAACCATCATATGCAATATGAAGTCTGTTTTGCTCAGACCAAACAACTTGGTCAGATGTCATTGGCATTTCAGCGCCAACCATTCTTAAAAATCCAGATAAGGTTCTGTTCCCATATCTTTCAACTTCTTGTTCATATACTTCTGGTAAGTATTGTTGCGCGAAGTTACCGCCAGCAGCATCAGTAAAACTTAGGTAGTTTGACTGAAGAGCTTGTTGAGTTAAGGAAGGTAAAATACTTCCATAAATTGGATTAATTGATCCCATAATAGTTTTAAATTATTTTAGTTAAAGTTTTTTGTTTTAATTTTCAATTTTGAAGAATCAAGACCTGTAACAGCTTTAACTTTATAACCGCCAACAAAAACATCACTTGGAGCTGTAGCTCTAGTTTCATTGCTTATGTTTTTGGTTTTTGCAACAACACCTTTTATAGCATCGGCTTTACCCTGATCATAAAAATGCTGTGCAATAGTATCCGCGTTTTCAGCAGCATAAATAGCTTTGTGATAACCACTAACATCTTTAATGCTACCATCTGTGGATAAGAACTTCTTAATCGTGTTGGTAATATTAGATTGTTTTTCTGCAACCTCATTAGGATTTTTAACTCCATATCTAAATTTTTTATCTCCTATTTTGAAATCAAAACCTTTGAATTCATTAGCAAAGTAATCTTTAGTTTCAGATCTAAAATCTTCATGTTGTTGAGAAGCTATGTCTTGCTCTTCGTTATAGCGATTGAAAAAGTCCATTGCTTTTTGTTGGTCTTGAGTAACTCCGGGTCTCAACTTGATCTCCTCGTAATACTTACTCTTTAAACCATCTAAATGCTTTCGGGCTTTTGCAACCTCTTCTTTATAGGCGAGTTTAGTTTTTTTAACTACTCGCTCTTCATCAATCTCTTCATCAAAAGAAAAATTGTCATCTATTAAAAAATCAATTTCTTCTGAATTGAGATGAGATTTCGTTTGTTTATAATACTCTCTTAATAAAGTATCATTATCTACATTAGCATAGTCAGCGTTTAATCTAACATAATCCTCTAATGTACCACCTGTTTCTTTCATAAAGTCTACGACTTTCTCGATGTTTTCTGGTAGTGAAGCAACTTCTCTTACTTCTTCAGGAGTAGGTGGAGTTATTTTTTTCTCCATTTTTTCTCCTATTTCAACAACTTCTTCTTCTTCTTCTACCTTTTTATCTTCAACAGGTTCTTCAATTATTTCTTCAATAACTGGTTTTACTTCTTCTTCGGTGGACCGTACGTCTTCAACCACTGCTTGGCTGTCTTTACTGTCTTGTTGTTTTTCGACAGGAGCATCGCCCACATTTGTCTCTTGTGTTTGAACGGCATCTTTTTCTTCTTTAATTTTAGATAAATCTATTTTAACAGGTTCATCTTGTTTAAATTTTTTAGGTGTAGTTTTTTTAATTTTAAACTCACCCTCTTGTTTAATTTGTTCTGACATAATATAATATAATAAAAATTAATAAATAGTTTAATAACTATATAGAAAACCCAGAAAGATCTGCTGAGCTAGGTGCTTCAAAATCAGTAGGAACTCCGCCCGACTGACGTTGACTAATCATTTGTGATTGCTGTGTAGCTTGTATTTTTGTTCTTTGATCTTTGCGATCTTCTATTTCTTTTTCTTTTTGTTTGTTAATGTCAATATCCATTTTCTTTAACTTGACATCATATTCAAACTCTTGAGCCATAAGCTCTCTTTTAATTTCAGCTTCTGTTTGCATTCTTTGTATTTCAAACTGAGACTTAGCTTGTTCAATTTGACTCTGCGTATCTGCTAAAGCTTGTTGTTTTTCAACTTCTTGCATTGCAGCAGCTTCAGTAGCTTGTTGATTTGCTTGAGATTGAGACTCAATCATTTGTTGTTGTTGAGCTTGATCTTGTTCTTGTTTCTGAACTCTTTTGTATTTTAATACTTGATTAGCTAATGTTAAGTTTTTAATTTCCCTAATATCAATAGCATCCTCAAGATATATTTGGTTTTGTTGTAGAGCCATTTGTATATTTTGCTCTAACATTGCTTTCTCTTCTTCTTCAGGTTCTAGATCTAAATAAATACCAAAATCATATAAATGTAATTTTTGTATTTCTTCTAAAGTTGCTACATTAAACTTACCTATTGTTCCTAACAAAGAAGCGTTAGTTAAATCAAATTGTAACATATCAGCAACTCTAAGTGATACATTTTCACAAGTTCTTAATGTTAAATATAAACATGCTTTTAATATATGTTTAGTTGCTGTGTTTGAAGCGTTAGCAGCCATTTTTTGTAAACCTACTAATGAATCTCTTTCCGGTAAACTACCATCTCTAGCTTCATTCAAACCAGTTACGTCTCTTATCATTTGTAAATAATACTGATAAGTGTTAATTAATGATTGTATTTTACCGTTAGCACTAGAAGTTTGTAATTCTTGAATAGGCACTTTACCTCTGTTAGGATCACCATCTTGCGTTAACGATCTACCAACTATACTACCAGTTTGGAAATACATATTTAAAGCTTC